CGACGTCGCCGGCCTTCTCGCCGGTCCTGCGCACCCCGAACCGCACCCAGACGATCCAGCTCTTTCTCGAACGCTGGATGATCTCGAAGCTTCTCTGGGGCAATACCTACGTCCTGAAAGACCGCGATGCGCGCGGCGTCGTGGTCGCGCTGTACGTGCTCGACCCGGCGCGTGTGACGCCGCTCGTCGCGCCGGATGGCAGCGTCTACTACCAGCTCAAGGTCGACGATCTCGCCGGCGTGCCGCAGGAGGAAATCGCCGTGCCGGCGCGCGAGATCATCCACGACCGCTGGAACTGCGCATTTCATCCGCTGGTCGGACTGTCGCCGCTCTATGGCTGCGGTACCGCGGCCACGCAGGGCAATCACATTTCCGAGGCGTCGACGGCGTTCTTCGCGAGCGGCGGCCGGCCAGGTGGGGTGATGACCCCGCCGACGGACAGACATCTGGACGATGCGACCGTGGCGCGGCTCAGTGAGGGCTGGCACGCGCTGGGGCCGGGCCGTACGGCATTCCTGACCGATCACCTGCAGTACACCGCGATCGGATCAAGCGCCGTCGATGCGCAATTGACCGATCAGTACGGGATGACCGTCAAGACGATCGCCGGCGCGTTCGGCGTCCCGATCTCGATGGTCGACTCCAGCCAGCAGCCGCCCTATGCGAACTCCGAAGCGTCGACGCTGCAGTACCACAGTCAGTGCCTGCAGACGCATCTGCTCGGGATCGAGACGGCGCTCGACAAGGGGCTCGAGCTGCCGGCGCCCTACGGCATTAGTTTCGACCTCGACGATCTGATCTGGATGGACACGGCGACCCGCGTCAAGGCGGCGCACGACGCGATCGCCGCCGGCGTGATGACGCCGAACGAGGCGCGCTTCAAGTACTTCGGACTGCCGCCGGTCGAGGGTGGCGACAGCTGCCTGGTCCAGCAGCAGTACTACAGCCTGGCGGCGCTGGCGGCCCGCGATTCGGCACCGCCAGCCACAGCAGTCCCGGTCGCGACCACTCCAGCGCCGCCGGAGGAACCGACCGAGGAAGTGGTCGCCGCGACCGTGGGCGACCTGGCGCAGAGCTGATGGCGCTGACCTATTCGCGGATCACGCTGCCGCCGCTCTGGACCGTCGCCGAGGCGAAGGTGCATCTGCGCCCGGCGTCGCCTGACAGCGACGCGGACATCGCGCAGAAGCTCGAGGCCGCGCAGGAAGCCGTCCTCGCGAAGCTCGGCGCCGCGGCCGATGCGGCGTGGGATGCCACGACGGCGCCGCGCATGGTCCGGCACGCCATCCTGATCCTGACCGATGCGTTCATGGAACGCCGCGGTGGCGATGAAGCCGGCTACGAACTCCGCAAAGCCTACGAGACGGTCGACGTCCTCCTGAGCCCCTACCGCGATCCGAGCGTCGCATGAACACCGGCGCGCTGCGGCATCACGTCACCCTCGACATCCCAAACGGTGAAACCGGCAGCTTTACGCCGCTGAACCCGCCGGACTGGTGGTGTGCGTACCTCAGCGAGACCGCCGGGATGGCCACGCTGGTCGGCCGCTATCACCCGGGCATCACGACCGCGACGCGCGTGCATTTCAAAGACCGCGTGTATCACGTCACGGCGATCGTCAACCGCGAGGAACGCAACGCGGAGTTCGTCTTGTCCTGTAGCGAGGTTTTCAGCTGATGGCCAAACGACTCAGCGTCACCTGGAGCGGCCTGGACACGTTCGAAGCGGAGCTCCGGGTGCTGACCGCCAACCTGGTCGACGAGGCGAACGCGATCATGCTCGAAAGCGCCGAGGCGGCGCGGGCCGAGATCGCCGCCGCCTATCCGTTCAAGTTGGGCGGGCTGCGGGCCGGCCTGACGCTGACGCCGGCGCGCGGCACGGTGCTCGCGGGCGCGACCCTCACGCAACGCGCGCCGCACGGCTGGATCTACGAGCACGGCACGAACATTCGCGAGAACAAGGCCGGTGCCAATCGCGGGTTCTCGAAGCCGCATCCGACCTTTGAACCGATCGCGCACGCGTACCGGCGGACCGCGATCTCGGCCGTGATGTTCCGCCTGTACGCGCATGGCGCCGCGCAGGTCACCGGCGACGTGGACGACGCTGACGCCGCTTAAGGAGTAGAAGCTATGGCAATCAAGACGGGCCGGTATGGACAGGTGAAGTACTCGCCGGACGGCATCGCAGCGGCCGTCGAGATTATTTCACTCAATGCGTGGACCGCGAGTTTCAAAACCGAATATGAAGACGTGTCGTGCTTTTCAGATGAAAACCGGGTCTATATCCCTGGGTTGCGTGACTCCAAGGGGTCGCTCTCCGGGTACTGGAACAGCGCCGAGTTGACGCTGTTCGACGCGGCGATCGCGACCGTGCCGGGCGAACTCGAACTTGTGCCGAACAGCTCGGAACCGCTGTTCTACTGGAAGGGCCTCGCCTACATGGACGCCGAGATCGACTGCAGTCTCGCGGCGCCGAAGGTGTCCGGCGAATGGGTCGCGGCCGGGCCGTGGGTTGGGCCGGAGCAGGTTGCGGCGCGCCGCGGCGAGGCCGGACAGACCGAAGGGGCACGGCGGCAGCAGATCCGCGCCGACAAGGAACGCGCCGCGCAGGAGCGGGACCGCGCGGCGACGAAGGAATCGGCGGCCTAGATGCCCGGGCTGTTCCGCTCCGTGACGCTGCGCGGCGAGAAGGCCGCGCGGCTGTCGTGGGGCTATCAGACGGCGGCTGTCCTGCGGACCTGGGCGCTGTCGAAAAGCGACAAGGGCGAGTGGACGCTGACGGCCGGAATCGATCGCGCCGATCCGTTCCGGCTCAAGCAGACACCCTTGCAGTTCACCGCCCCGCGGCCGGGCGGCTTTTTCTGTTTCCCCGTGCGCGCGGTCACGCTCGGCAAAGAGTCGCTGATCGCGTCGCTCGGGCCTCCGGAGCATTGATGTCCCGATTCGTCACGCCGACTGAAGTGCGCCTCCCGATCAGCGACGGCGATTATCTGATCGTCAAGGAACGCCTGAACCTGGGCGACGCGACCGAACGCACGGCGCGGATGCTGAACGCCGAGGGCACCGCGGTCGATCCGCTGAAGTACGGCCGCGCCCAGGTGCAGACCTATCTCGTCGACTGGTCGCTGACCGATGCCGCCGGGCGGATCGTCTCGATTCGCGAGGAACCGCCGGCCGTGGTCGCCGCGGCGCTCGAGAACCTGGACCCGGAGGACTTCCGCGAAATCCTCGAGGCGATCGAAGCGCACGAACAGCGCATGACCGCCGCGCGCGAGGAAAAAAAAAGCACCCGTTCTGGCGCGACAGTACCCGCAGCCATCTCGCCGTCGCTCGTCGCTGTGGGTGGCGGTATGAGTGGGTCACGGAGCTAGACCCCGACGTATATGAACTCCTGATCGAACAGCTGCAGGACGAAGACAGCCGGGCCAGCTAATGCCGATTGACGCCAAATTTACCGCCGACTTTTCGCAGTTCACGACGGCGACCAAGGGCGCCCAGAGTGAACTGGACAAGCTGATCGCGAAAAGCGACGGGACGCAGAAGGCCATCGCCAAGATGACCGACAGCGCGGCCGGCAAGTTCTCGGTGACGACCGCCGAGATGAAACGGGCCGGGTTCGCGACTGACAGCTGGGGGAAGGATCTGCAGCGGGTCGACAGCGTCCTGTCGAGTGTCGGCATCAACATCACCAGCCAGGTCAAGGCGATCGACGAGCTGCGCGCCGCAGCGGGGCAGACGGTGACGTCGATGGGCCTCTTGGGCACGGCGAGCCTGGCGGTCGGCGCCGCGATCGCCGGCTGGCAGATCGGCCGCTGGATCGCCGACCTCACCGGGCTGGACGCCATCATCGCGAACGTGAACGGCTCGATCGACCGCCTGAAGGCACAGGAGAAGGGCGCCGGGCTGGACGTGCTGGCGAACGCCTCGCGCATTGCCGGGCGTGAGATCACCAACATGGCCGAGGCGCTGCGGATCGTCAACCAGCAGCAGGCCGACAATCTGCTGGTGACGGGCCGCAGCGCGAATGCCGCCAGCGAGGCGGGCAAGGCGTACGCGGGCTACTACCGCGAGATCCGCCAGGTGCGCGAGCGCGGCGACCTCGAGCTGCTGAATCAACAACTCCTGTCCTACGACTGGTCGCTGCAGACCCTCAGCACGCGATTCGGCGTGCATACCGAAGCGCTGGAGTTTTACCGCAAGACCCTGAAGGCGTCCGCGGATCAGGAGAAGGAACGCGCCAAGACGCTCGAGGCGAACAAGGCGGCGCTCGACAAACTGATCGCGGCCGACTGGGCCGGCGTCCTGAAGGGGCAGACCACGGAGCTCCTGCAGCAGAACCCGGCGCTCCAGCAGAGCATCGACCTCCTGAACCAGCGCGTCCAGGCCGAATGGGCCGCGCAGAAAGCCCTGGCCGCGCGCCTGGGGTTCGACGAACAGGGCAACCGGATCGCCGAGGTCGGCTCCGTGGAAGCCATCACGGCCGCCTACGAGAAGGAAAAGGCTGCGCTCGATGCGGTCGGCGGGTCGGTGGCCGAACTCGACCTGCTGTATCTGAACTATCAGGACGCGGTGCTGCAGGCCGGCGGGGCGATGCAGGAGGCCGGTGCCAAGACGGCCGCCGCGGGCACCCAGGCGCAACAGGCGGCCGGCCAGTATGCCGCGCTCGGGCAAGCCGCCACGTATGTGGCCGGGTCATTCCAGAACATGTGGACGCAGGTTGGCCACGGCGCCGGGTATGAAGGCGCGCTGCGGTCGATGAACGACATGTTCAGCGAGTACGCGCGGGCCGGCGTGCCGGTGTTCGGCGGCCTGGTACCGGGCAGTCGCGCCACGGGCGGCCCGGTCGCGCAGGGCGCGCCGTACTGGGTCGGCGAGGCCGGGCCGGAATTGTTCGTGCCGAAGACCAGCGGATCGATCGTGCCGGCCGGCGCAACCGGCGGCGTGACGGTCAACGTCTACGGCTCGGTCATGTCGACGCAGCGCGAACTCGCGACGCTGGTCGAGGAAGCCATGATGCGAACCTATCGGCAGGGCGGGAATCGGCAGCCGGTCTGATGGCGACCTTGGCTGTCGGCGAGAAGGCACGGATGTATGCGCTGGGCGGGCTGATGCGCGGCGGAGCATCCCGTGGCGGCTACGTCGACAGCCGGGTCTACATCGACATCGACGGCGATCAGATCGGCTGGGCGCCCGACGACGACGCGCGCGGCGTCCTGCTCGGCACGCTGTCGATCACCGACGTCCTGGATGAAGCGGTCAATACGTGCAGTTTCCGCGTCAACGGCTACGTCCCGGAGGACGGCGCCGAACTGATCATTACGCGCGGGTCGAAGAACGCGGCGCCGCTGTTCGCCGGCTACGCGCTGACCGTGCAACAGGTCTACGCCGGCGTGCCGCGCAACGTCCAGGCCGACGTCCGCGCCGTCGACTACACCTGGCTGCTCGGGATGCAGAAGGTGACCGGCCAGTACCGCAACCTGTCGGCGACCGACGTCGTCAAGGATCTGATCGCGAAGTTTGCCGCCGTCAACGGGTTTACCACGGTGAACGTCGCGGCCGGCTTGCCGGTGCTCGAGCAGATCACGTTCACCGACGAAGACCTGCCGGACGCGATCACGCGGACCTGCCGGCGCATCGGCGCGTACTGGTACGTCGACTATCGCAAAGACCTGCATGTGTTCTTCACGGACACCAGCCGCACCGCGCCGCAGCCGCTGGTGCCGACCCATCCGTCGCTGACGAACTTTTCACGGCTGCACGAACGGACGCAGGGGTTGACGCGCGTCTATGTGGAGGGCCGCGGCTCAAGTCTCCTGGCCGCCGTCAATGCGGGCGAGACGATCCTGCCGGTCGAAGCGGTCGACATGTTCCAGGCGCTGTCGGATGTGTTCCTGAAAATCAGTTTCAGCGGCGCGGACGGCGCACTGCATCTGAACTTTACCGGCGTTGTCCCGTCGGCGGGTGGGTCGCTGGTCGGGCCGGGACAGGCGCCGTCGAGCGGGCCGACGCTGCGCCTGCAGGGGGGCGGGGCGATCGAGGTCGGCGCGCACAGTTACGCCTATACATGGGTCACGGCGAGCGGTGAAACGAAGCCGAGTCCGGCAACGGTAATCACAATCCCTTCAGGATTATCGACGCCGACTATCGCCCCAAACCTCCTACAGGGGTTCGGCACCGTCAAGCCTCCGAGTCTTGGCGGGAATCCATGTTGGAAGCCGGGCGATTATGTCGAGTGGGCCTATAGCTATGCGTATACGGCGCCGTTCGGGTTTCACCCGGCCGCCAACAACGCCACCCCCCTCTCGCCGATGACAGGGATCGTGGCGCAAACGTCGCCGTACCACTGGGTCACACCCGGCGACTCGGCGAAGTCGATCCAAGTGCAAGCGCCATATTCGTCGGAGGCGGCCTGCGGCCGACTGTTCTATTTCCACCGGATCAATGGTGGGCCGTGGTGGTGCTGGGATTACAACAACGGGAGAGTCAATATTGCGGGCGGCGGATATCCTCCCGCGTTCGATGCCGCCTCCCCTGATTCCTACGGCAATACCACCACACCGATTCCGACCACCACGCCATCCGCGCGATCGGTCCTAGTCGAGGGCCTCGCGATCGGGCCGGCCACAGTGACCGCGCGCAAACTCTATCGGACCAAAGCCAACCAAGCCGCACTCCTGCTGAACGGCACCCTGGCCAATAACACCACGACCGAGGCGGGCGTCGATACCCTCGCTGATGCACAGCTGACGACGCCGGCGCCGACGTCCGATACCTCCGGGCTGCCGCAACCGACCGGGCAGGTGCTGCCGGGCAGTCCGACCGTCATCGTGGCATCGACAGGGCCGTTCGCCGCGTCGGGCGGCTGGGCGGTCGCCGGCGAGCAGGCGATCCGCTATACCGGCACGGCTGCGGGTGCGCTGACCGGCGTCCCGGCGACCGGGCCGGGCGCCGTCGTTGGGCCGCTGAACTACAACACCGCGATCCGATCGGCGCCGCTCCTGACCGGCATCCCGGCGACCGGGACGCGGTCGCTGCCGATTCCCTTGAGCGCCGGCGACGAGGTCTACGCGGTCGTCCAGGTCGATGACGCCGGGCGCCAGGCGCAGCTGGCCGCCGACCTCAACGTCGCGGACGGTATCCGCGAGGAGTGGGTGAGTGACCGTCGCCTGTCGATTGCCGAGGCGCGCGCGCGCGGCCGGGCGACGCTCGAGTCCCGGCCGCTGACCGACGCGACCGTCGAGTACACCTGTCGCGACCAGCGCACGGCTAGCGGCCTGACGATCCACGTCGACCTGCCGGCGCCGACCGCTGTGACCGGCGACTACAAGATCCAGTCGGTGACGTGGTCAAACTTCCGGCCGCGGCCGGAGCAGCCGCCGACCGCGCGCGTCACCGCCTCGAGCCGGCGGTTCTCGTTTGAAGATCTGCTGCGGAAGGTCAAAACGAAAGAGTAGTGATGCCGATTACGCGGACGCCGATCATCGACGACGACGGCAGCGGTACTTCAGGTACCGTCATTGATAACGCCTGGAAGCAGGAATTTTACAATCAGATCGATGCCGTGGCCGGCGGCACCTGGATTGATATTCCCTATAATGCGGCCGACTACACGGCGAATACCGGCACCTGGACGTTCAACGCGGCCGGCCTCCTGACGTGGCGCTATTGCGTGGTCGGCCGGATCGTGTTCTTCCTGCTCGACCTCGGCGGCACGCATACCCTGTCGGCGGCGACGTTTTCCCTGAGTATCAAATTGCCGACGGCCGTCCTGCCGACGAAATCGATCTCGGTGCCGATGGTCTACTACCTGCCGACCGTCAACGGTACGGGGCTGTTTCAGATTCAGCCGGCCGCGACCAAGCTGGATATGCTGCGGGATTTTCTCGGCACGACGTTCCCGGCCACGGCCGCGCAGACGTGTTTCTTCCGCGCGGCGTGGTTCTATTCGATTGCGTGAGGACCGAATGGCTGCCCCCTATCCGCCGCAAGGCCAGCAACAGTCGTATACGGAGCGGCCGTTCAAGGTGTACGGCGAACAGTACCTGGTCGGACAGCCGCTGCCGGCCGGGGTCTCGACGGACATCGTGCCGCCGGTCTACGCCGACGGGCAGCCGCGCGTCTATGCGACGACCGGCGTCTATAACCTGCAGGACACCGACTGGATCCTGACGAACCGGTACACCGGCCAGCCGATCGAGGTGATCTCGGACGAGGAGTTTAGCGAACGGTTTGGCGGCTAGCGGCGGTCAAGGCCGGGATGGGCGCGGTCGAGACAGGCGCGACAGAGGCGGGGATGGGCGGCGCCGGGCTGGAGCGTCGCGCCGCAGGCCGGGCAGCGGGTCGCCCCCGGTGCCGCAGGACAGGGCGCGGGATACACCGGCGCGCCGGCGGTGTAACACCGGCCGCACAGCGGGAAGTCGTCGTAGTTGGCCGGCATGGGGGAGCATTGTAACGGAGACGCCATGATCACGATTGACCTGGTGCTGATCGTCGCCGCGTTGGTGTGCTTCGTCGTCGCCGCCTTCGGCGTGCCGTCCCGGGTCGCGCTGGTGCCGGCCGGCCTGGCCTTCTGGATGCTGTCGCTGCTCATCCCGTGACGCTCGACCATCTGCAGTCGCTCGGGCTGATCCTGCTGGCCTTCGCGGTCGCCATCCTGGTCGTGCGGGGGTGGCGCTGAATGCCGCGCATCCGGATCACGCAGCCGGTGCAAGGCGTCCTGCAGCCGGGCATGATCGTCGAGACGGCCGGGCCGGTGACGGCGATCATGCAGGCGTGGCTGACCGGCGGGCAAGCGGAGCTGTTGTTCGAGCGGGTGCTCGAGCGGCCGGACGACGACGGCCAGGTGCCGCCCCCGCCGGTCACGCGGAAAGTTCCGGGAACGTAGCGGGAATGGAGAACCCCAAAAGGGCACGAAAGGCACCACTCAATGCCAATTCTGGGGTCTTTGGTAACACCGCCACAACGGGCCGTTCAGGCCCGGTTCTATTGGTTTATTTAGGGTTTTTGTTGGTGGACGGCGCGAGGCTCGAACTCGCGACCTCCGCGTTGCGAACGCGGGGGGATGCGCAGAATTCCTGAATGTTTCATCGGGTTTGATCAGCGAGTGTGAACGGCGCGGGATTTAGGCGGACCGCTGCTTTTTCGATCGGAGCTGCTCGAGCAGTGAGTCGTAGCCGTGCAGCCAGGCGTCGAGCTCGCGCCGGTCGAACAGGTACAGGCGGCCACGCCGACAGAACGGCAACCGCTGTTCGCGGATTAGCCGGTAGAGCGCCGACTGCGAGCCGCAGCGCAGGTATGCGATCGCTTCGCGCGCGGTGAGATACGGACTCTCAATCATCGGTGCTGATCCAGTAGTGCCTGCAGCATCTGTTCGATGCGATCGAGCTGCTGCTGCCGCTGTTCCGCCCGCGTCGGAGTCGTCGCGACGAGCAGGACCATCAGGCCCACCGCGATCCCCAACATCACCACCACAAACGCCATTCGGGGCGTACCCGTCGCGTCCGTGACCAAGCGCAACGGCCAGGGCGGCGGCCCCGATACTTTCCGGATCGTCCGAATCATTCCCCAGAAATACAGACCGATCAGGACCAGCAGGACGCTGAGAATGATGGTGTCGATCATCGGTACCGCGACTTCTCGTCGAAAGGTGGCGCGGGCTCGTGCAACTCTTTTATCGCCTGCTGAAAGGCGACCCGCACGAGTTCTTGCAGCTCAGCACGGAACTTCGGATCCCGCAATAGGTCGTGCGCAATCTCTTCGGCCACTTTGTCGATCGTCTTGCTGAAGATGCCGATGAGCGACGTCGCAGTCTGCCGGCGGACCAAGTCCGTTAACAAGGTGGTCATTGCTCTCGCCCGTCCTCCCAAGGTTTCTTCATGACGTTACCGAGCTCACGACCGTACTGTAGGGCGTCCCCGAAGGCGTTCATGACGAGGCCGAGTTTCTGGATACCGTGAAGAGAAAGGCGCATCAGTGTGCCGAACAACTGTGGGAGTTGGGCGCCTTGCGAGGCCATCGACCAGGGCGGGACATGGGCGGCGGCCTGTTCCATGTTCAGCCGATGCATCGTGAAGAACTTCCAGACGAGCACATCATCAGGATCGCCTTTGCGAATCGGCCGCTTCCACCGGGGAAGCGCGGCCCAATGCTTTGCGTCATTCGGATCGACGAGATAGAGCTCGAGGAACTCACGCTGTTCTCCGACAGGAACAGCGGCAAGCGCCTGGCAGAACGCAATATCTTTATCGCGCTGTTCTCGAATCAGTCGTTGATCAAGCGCGGGATCGAGACCATTAAAAAGTCGAGAGGGAAGCGGATAGCCTGTGAAGAGAGGCCAACGAATGCCAGCCCTAACCAGCAACGCTTCATCGGTCAGAAGCTCGGCATAGCCCGGCCACTTCGTATTGATGTTCTGTCGTCCGCGCTGAATCCTCCATTGCCTCTGGACTTCAGGACATCCATGACCTCCAGGATGGGGTAATCGTTTGCCGCATTTCTCACAGATCTTGATCTGAGTTTTTTTCGAACGGTGCCATTCGGCATCGCATTCACGGCACCAGCTTTGGTTCGGTGAACGCCTCGGCCGAATCCCACACTTGGCACACAGCGACCGACCGCGCAAGGCTTGCGCGGTCGGTCCGTCAGTCTGGGGCGTGTCGTCCATTAAGCGGTGGCGGTATCAGTGCTGCTCACCATCTTGGTCAGCAGGGTATTCATGTGTTTCCGGCTGGGCCGCGCTTTCTTATCGCTCGGCAACCGCGCCGTCAGGATATTCTTGATCTGACCTTCGCGCTGCAGCTTCAGCGCCGCCAGCAGCCACTTGAGCATGTCGCGCTTCTTTGCGCCCTTCTTCCCCGTAAACGCGTCCTGCATCGCATCGAACAGCTGCTTTGCCAGTGCCCGCCGCGGACTGCCTTCTGGTGCCGTCGTCCCGCCATTGATGGCATCGAACAGCAACTGGTCTACCGATTCGGCCGACTCCTGATTATCGAAGACCGCGCGCGCGCGCAAGGTCGCCAGGATGGCGGGCTTGAAGACGGCAGCAACCGACGGCTGTTGATCCGAGAGCCAGGTGATCGGTTTCTCCGCACACTCACGGATGAACGCTTCGTTGGCCTTGTAGAACGCGAGATAGTCCCGGTTACCCGCGCTCGCCACGTGACACAGTGCTTTCGTGACGACCGATGCGAGATTCGCGTGCTCTTCGTCGAGTCCGTGCGAGAGGTGCAGATGATCAACGAGCGTACGAGCGGCGCCTTCGTCGACGCCGACGGTATCGGACACGATGCAAACGGCGATCACGACGGGGATGTTCGTCTCGACCACAGCGCGGCAGCGATGCTGGCCATCGGCGAGCCGTGACGACGGCAGGAACCGCAGCGGCGTCGACTTGTTCGGATCCCAATACCCGCCTTCGATCTCGCGCTTGAGTTTCGTGAGATTCCCGCCGCGGAGTTTCCGATTGACGGGATCGTGCGCCAGGATGTCGGTCGCGAGTTCTGGCGTCAGCAGGACGGCCGGCAGGTTTTCCCCGGCCTCGAGTGCGGTCAACGCGGTCTTTAATTCTTCGAACGACGAAAAGGTGCGAGCCATAGAAACGTTCTTTCCGAGCCAGATGTGGATGGTTGTGCGATAGGCACGATCCAATGAGTGACTCACGTTGGTTCTATCACACAAGGGATACCCTGTCGAGAGTATTGAGCCCGAATGTCTCGACAATGCCCCACAATGCCAGTATCCTCTAGAGGACGTGGAACTTAGGGATATCCCGAAGCCGATATACTCGGCTGAGGCGATGGATTGGGAGCACATGCGTGCGCACTATGTGCGCGCGTTGCGGGCCGCACGAGAGCGGGGACTCACCCAGGAACAGGTCGCAGCGGCTGGTGGCCTGAAACGCCAGAACTACATATCCAAGATCAAGTCGGCGGGGCGGCTCGGTCCCGCCGTAGAACTGTTCATTCGCGCGATCGAAGGCTTGGGCATGCACCCGTCAGACTTCTTCGCCGAGTTGGAGGGGCGCCCGCCGGTTGAGCGGCCGATGACAACCGCGGCGCCGCCTCCCGCGTCAGTTCGTCAGACGTCGTTCATCGTGAATACCGTCATCGAGACGTTGCAGCGCGGTGTGGCCGCGCCGGTTCGATCGCCCCGGCCGCGGCGCCGCAAGAAGCGCGGCTAACTTTGGTAACTCTGTTGGTAACTTTCGGACCGTTTAGGCGGTATTTATGGCCATCAACGGACCTATTCGGGCATGAGCGCGGCAGGGCGAGTTTAGCGATTTCAGGCCCAATTTCATTGATTGTTTGAGGGTTTTTCGGGTTCGTCCCCAACGGGATTCGAACCCGTGTTTTGGCCTTGAAAGGTTCGGACCTGCCCAACACATTGTCCTCTCTAATCAAGCAGTTAGCGGATGTTGGTAACTTTGGTTGGTAACTTTTGTACTGCGTCATGTACCGCCACGGCCGATTTCAGCGCGCCGCGCCGGCGGTCCGCGAGTACCTGACTGAACGCCGCCACGGCCGCCGCGTCGACGTCCTGGTTCGCGCCCTTGGTGTACCGGGCCGTGATCGGGGAGCCTTCGGCATGCATGCCCAGGCGGGCCACCGTGGCCGTGTCGCGGGTGATCCGATAGACCTGCGTCAAGTAACTGTGGCGCAGGTCGTAGAGCCGCACGTGGCGCGTATAGCCGACCCGCTGGAACGCCGCCTTGACCGACCGGCCCATCGAGGACACTGAGAACTGGCCGTAGGCGGTCGCCGCATGGAACGCCTTGAACGCCGTCAGCCCTTCCGGGGTTAGGGGCAGGTCGCGTTCTTCGACGCCCTCGCCCTTGTGGCGGCCGTGCACGTACAGGCGGCCGACCACGAAGTCGAGATCATCGGGCACGACCGCCATCAGGAGCTTGGGCGGCAAGCCGGTATAGACCATCACGCGCGCCCGAATCAGCGCGAGCGATCGTGGCCCGACGGTACCCTTCTTGGCCGACCGATAGGGCGGCATACTGGCCAGCGCCTTCTCGATCACGAGGTAGTCAATGCCGCGCGCGCCGGCTTTGGGTTCCTTCGGATTCGTCGCCTTCTGGCAGGGGCCACCATCGACGCCGGTCAGGAACACGAAGAACTGTCGCAGCCACATCCGTCGCTTGCGGACCGTGCCAGGCTGCAGCGTCAATAGCCATTCGTCAATCTGCTGATTGATTTCGTCTTTCGTGATCGTGAGCGGCGCGCGATCGCGGCCCAGCGCCTGTAGCCACAGCTCGAGGTGCGCGGTCGCCTGGTTGATAGCGGCCTTCGATTGGTTCTGCGCCAGATAGTCGGCAACCTTCGCAGCGAAGGATCCGGACATCGGCGCCGGGCGGCCGTGGATGCCGCGCTGCGTCTCGCGCCACGCCTGCAGCTCAGGGACCGGCGTCGCGCCGTCGAACGTCTTCGTGTGGAGATGCCCATTGACGCGGACGAACACGCGCCACGTGTCGCCACGTCGTTGAATGCCTTTGAGTTTGCGAGCCAACGTGTAATCCCTTTCTTAGAAACGGAGACGGTCAAGCAGTCTTTCGAGGCCGGCGACGAGTCCGCGGGCCAGGCGTGGATGCGTGATGATCAGCGCGGCGACCCGGCCGGCGAGACGTTCCCAGATCACTAGCAAGTCGCTGGAGTTGACGTCCGAGGGAATCGAAGTGGTTTTTGATGATGACGTCGACGGGCGGCTGGGTGACGACGGGCGCAGGCGGGGGAAGCGGACGACGAGCGACATCGGCGGTCCTCCCTACGGGGCCTATCTCCTCAAAAAACGTGACGAGGTCGATTCCGAGTCCCTGCACGGCTTTCACGAATGTCTCGACGGTCGGCCCCTGCTTGTGGTTACGCAGCAGTTTAGAGATGGCGTTCTGCGGGAGGTCGCCGGCATGCGCGACCGTCTGTTGTGTGAGTCCGCGGGCGCGCGCCGCCGCGAAATGCGCCGCGTAGTGCGCCCGAATCTGTGCCCAATCCAGCCCCTGCATCATGTGTCTAGAATATCCCTTTCGTGATATTACGTCCAGTGGGGCCA